ACATGATCAGGATGAGAGAGGATCACGACACGATCCGACTTTATCTGCAACAGGATAAGAACTTTCAGAAGTGGTCATCCAAGCATATATTGAAGGAGAGACAATGAGCCACAGTTGCACTTGTACACAAGAAACTTGGGCATGGGGAAGAGTAATGATCTGTACGCAATGCAGGAGAAGGTTTATGATGGGGAGATAATGAGTATAAAAGAAATAGAAAGGATAGCGTGGGCTTCAATAGAAACTATGGCAAGAGATCTTTTGGAGAGACAATGACTTGGAGAACCTGTCCAGAGTGCAAAGATCCATTAGGCAAGTGGGATACGGTAGCCAAGGACAACATTCATTGTCGTCATTGTTATACTAAATTAAAACATGGAGTATCTGATCTCAAAAACTGCTTTAAGGGGTCGGTCATTACTATTGATTAATGAAGCGGAAGCACTTGGCGGATCCGAATGAGGAGAACCTGACGTTGTGCGGTTACGAGGCAACACCAGCCGAGTATGCGAGGATGAAGAGCAGCAGGTATGTCAACTGTAAGAAGTGTCTGGAGAGAATCAATGTCTGATCAGCGTTTCCTTTACAAGTGCAATATATGTGAGAACTTAGGTATGAGGCAGTTATGCAAGGAGCATCAGGAAATACATGGTCACGGAATGGTTCATCTGGACAAGACCTACAAGGAGACCAAAGACTTTACAAGCAAGGCTTGGTGGCTATGTAACAAGTGTGCTGAGAGGGAACAATGACCACGATCTTAAGTTATGGTGGAGGTACGAATAGTACGGCCCTGCTACTGGAATGGGTCAGGAAAGGAAAAGATCTGGATGCCGTTATATTTGCTGACACAGGATCCGAGCAACCATTTACCTATGAATTTATTGACACTTATATCAAACCCTACTGCTCCGATCATGGCATACCTTTTGAAACCGTGTACTTTACGGCAGGGCCAAGAGTCAAACAAGTAAAAGAAGGGACATGGGAAGTGGGGCAACAGATCTCGATATATGATTATTATCATGAAAACAAAATGATTCCAGCATTAAAGTTTCGTTCATGCACAAGTAAGTTTAAAATACAGCCTATCGAAAAAATACTTAAGGAAAAATATCCCGATTCAATACAGTTGATCGGGATTGATTCAGGTGAAACACGGAGAGCTAAAAGAGTCAGGGATCCCAAGACAGGCGAATGGATCTACCTATATCCTGAAAAGAAATATCCACTGATCGATTGGGATATAGATCGGGAAGGTTGTTCAAAGATCATAGCTGATCACGGTTGGCCCAGTCCTGATAAATCAGGCTGTTATTTTTGCCCATTTCAGGCAAAGAAGCAATGGTTAAAGTTGTATAATGAATCTCCCGATCTCTTTAATTTATCAATGGAGTTGGAACAGAACGGCAAAGAATACCCTAAATGGTCACTGGCGATTGGATTCAGTAGTCACAATGACGGCAAGGCTCAGACCTTGGATCAGTTAAGAAAACAAATTGAGACACAGACATCACTTTTTGATTTTGGAGATCTGGGCGATGATAGATCGATACCTTGTGATTGCTATGATGGGTAAATGTAAATTGTGTAGATCCGTAGAATGGAAACATCCGTTGACCAACAAAGTACGCTGTGGTTATTGTTATGATCGAAATGGAAACAAGAGATGAAGTGGAGGTTTGATTGTTTTGTATGTGGATTGCGTTGGGAAGAGGAACATAGGGATATAGATGCATCGGAGTTTGTTTTTAGTGACAAGAAGGAAGGAAGGCCGATGGTAGACTGTCCCAGTTGTTACAAGGATGATTTTCACACGCCATTGGTGGGAGACATAGTAGGTAATCGGAAATGAGAGGTAATATGATCCAGCAGAGGCGCAACGAGATCAGCCGACTTCTCAGGTTAAGCAATAGGAACAGAAATGTATTGCGTTGGGGATCTGGAGAAACAGATGAACATATTGATATGAAATATCAGATCTGTAAACAGCTAAAGAAGTGGGGTCACGAATTTTATACTGAGGCGATATTTAATGACAGTGGATTAAGGGCTGATGTGATCGATGCTGATGAGGGGATCGTGTACGAGGTATATCAGACAGAGGGAATGGAGAGCTTGAAGAAGAAGGCCCAGTTCTATCCACTGGAGGTCAGGTTCGTTGATGCCAGTGTGGAGTTCCATGAGAAGTTATTGCTATAATTATATAACCTTTCGGGAAGCTAAACAAGGCTACAAAATATAGGTCTAAGGCTAAATCCTATGCTAAAAGCTTATATATACCTGCATAACTAACGTAATATGGAACAAATGAAAAAACCAAGATCAAAGAACTCAGGTTTCAGGTCTGCAAGTCCATTCGGAGGAGTAGGGCCAACTTACATCTGCTCGATCTGTAAAAAGAGAACCAGAGAAACAGGACACGATGAGTCAAGCTGTGAACTGTGCAAGTCATGTTACCTCAAGGAATTAATGATAAATGAACACAGTGACTATGGACACGATCAGCCAGTAGACGGATGCCCCTCCTGCAAACATGAGGCAGAGTGGGAGGCAGAGAATGACATGAGTTGGGCCGAACATAAAAAGATCGAACAACAGAAATTAGAAGAAAAAAGAAATAAAGAGATCTGCCGAGATTGTGGAAAGGTAGGTCGAAGGGACATGATGGGCCGATGTCCACCTTGTGCTGATGCATCATATTTAGCTTATCTGAAATCTAAGGAGGATCCAGATTTTGACCCGTTCAGGAAAATGGAGTAATTCTATGACTAAAAAATTGTACCATTTGAAAAACCAGTTCGGAATAAACAAACAATGGTTTAAAAAATGGGATGTTGGCGTTGATTTCCCCTACGGTGAAAGTGACAGATTAAATGAACTTCTGGCAAGGAGAACTCAATATTACAATCTGGAGGAGATCGAGCATATTTCAGAATGGCTGATTACCGATCACCATGAGTGCGTTCAGGATAACCAGACCGATGGCTTTTCACCTCTGGAAGTATATACGGTCCTTAAATATCTGGATAAGGTTGATAAGATTTGCCAGAAGATAAGGGAAGAAAGGAAGAGAATCAAGTCGTTGAAGGCCATTGAAAAATGGAGTGGATAAAGTTTATATAACTCTATACAGTTAGTAAAAGAAACATCAGGAGAACCTATAATAAAAAAGGTAAAACAAATATGCGAAAATTAAAAGAAATAACAACTGAACCATTGGAGATTGACCATCAAGATAATCTTGTGACTTCAACAAAGGCATGGATCCAAGAAATAAGGAGGGATATAAATGAGTCGAGACGGATTCAAACAATTAGATACGGCTGAACAAATAGTCTTTAATTATCTTAAGACTGTTCCGATCAGTAGAGACAGTACAACACACCTGTATTATCTGGTCCTGAAGGAATATTATCAGGCGACATCCAAACAGGGCAGGAAATGTAATGAGGCTGACTTCCTTTCGGATCTGTATGATCTCCTGCATTATGCTCCCTGTGATGAGACAGTTCAACGATCCCGAAGAAAGGTGCAGAACAGGTATAAATTGTTCAAGCCATCCAAAGCAGTCCAGAAGATAAGGGATGAAAGACAAGATGATTACATTGACTATTCGAGGGCCGACTGATGAGCCTGACAATTAAGGAAGCCAAAGCCTATCGCTGTAAACCTCACCCAGACAGGGATCCAGAGAGGATGGACCATGAAAGAGAATGCAGGTTATGGCACTATACTTGTCGTAGATGTGAGTTGCATACGAGTCTATGGAGTTTCAATAGTAAGGCAGGTCTGTGTTATGACTGCAACAAGGAATACGAGGAATGGTATTTCGAGACTATCAGGAAACCAGCGATTACGGCATTTGACGCTGAGAAGGAAGCTGGAGGAGATCCTGAAGGGTCTCCTTACTGGCTTAGGGCAGCTTACGCTGAATGGATCAAGGAAGCACCGAGAAAGAGCAGGAAAGTAATAGATCTGCCTTAATGATAAGCATTTAAAGGGTTATAGTCATAGTCAATACCGATGGCAGGTTCAAACACCATTTGCGGCTCGCTACGACAGGCTCAAATTTCCATAGCGTTAAATATCTTCTGGGGCTTGCCATCATAATGGCCCGACTCGAATTGAAAGGGATCGACAACAAAGTAAGAGAAGATGTTAAGGTACTGGCAAAGACACATGGAGTTACTGTTGCCAAGTTCTTGGAGCCAGCGATCAGGAATTACATTTATCGAACCGACAACAGAGAAAGGCTTATTAGAGCTAAACGAAGTGACCCTGACTGGTAATGGGCATACTCGATTATTTCAGGCGACAGCCGAAGAAAACCACGATCATGGATTATCTGGATGCTAATTTAGAGAAGGAATCCAGAACCCCTGTCTATGATATGGCTCCAGCAATGGGAAGCACTGGACCGATGCGGATAGATCCCATTTATGATCTGCATCACTTGGAAAACCTTGCTACCAACTATTCACATTTACAGACAGTTATCAACAGGATTGCATCACAGACAATAGCAAGGGGTTATCGTTTAGAGCAGATCGTGGATAATCCAAGCGAGGATCAGAGAGAGATAGCAGAACGTCTTTTAGGAGATCCATCAAGAGGAGATGCTGACATTAGTGGGGATGAGTTCTGTAAAGCTCTGATCCGTCAGATTGAGATCTTTGATGATGCTTGGGTTTCGGTTGTTTATGATTATGTAAAGGACGAGGGAGGAAACGTACTTGGAAAGCAGATCTCGCAGATCTGGGTAGAGGATACCAAACACATGCGATACAATACAGATAGGTTCGGAAAGTTCCAAGACTCCGAACGCTTCTGTCCTGTCTGTCGCAAGACCGCAGATGGAACTGCATGTTCTGAATGTGGAGCCAAACTGGAACTGATTGCTTATACATACGAGGATCCAGAAGGAGACATCCCGTTTGCGAGGGACGAGATCATACATTTTAATAAATATAGTGCAACTGCAAGGTTGTATGGACAATCGCCCATTATCGGGCTGATGAAGAAGATAGAAACATCATTGGCTATTGAGAATTACCAGAACAAGTTATTCAGACTGGAGAGACCACCTAAAGGATTCCTTGATATTCCTAATCTGGATGAGACAGCACTTAACAGACTGGGAGAATACATAGCA